CAAGTTTGTCATAGTCCCAATTAGTAACCTTTATTTTTGTTAGTACTTTTTTAATCCAAAGAACATCATTACCTTCCATACCAAGTTTTAAGATTCTATCATTTTGTTTAGACAGTAAAGATGCCCAAGTATTAGAACCTACAATACCATCTACTGACAACATTTTACTCGCTTGGAATGAATACACAAAAGCGTTTGTTTTAGGACCAAATACTCCATCTACTGTGACATTATACCCGTAGTATTTTAATAGCTCTTGCAATTCTTTTACATCATCACCACGCATATAATCATCTTTTAATCTAAGAACTCTTTTACCAACATAATCTTTTACTGGCTCACCAAGGTACTCAAAATGCATAGCGTCTTTAATTGTTCTATATTCTCCACCCCACCTAAAACCATAACGCTTAAAGATTTCTACAATACGATAAGGTATATCAGTTATTAGTTTATTATCATATCTAATAGGATTTTGACGAGGGTTAATATCAATAGCTGTAGGCCAAGAATGATTACTAGCAACACTTGTACCAGCTATAACTCTTTTATTCCAAGTTTGAAGGTCTTCCCAATGGTATTTTTTATCCCAGCCTTCATCAATAAGTTGTTTTTGTACATTCATAAGAGGAACTACAGCCCACTTATGCCAATATAGAGATTTACCCATGAAACTAACTTTTACAACATAAGTTGCATTATAATTAGATGCCCAGGGATTACCCCATTTATCATATGGCATAGCGCCATAAACTTGTTCTCCATCAAATAAAGAAGCGTCTAGGTCAGAATAGACTCCTTGTACGGAATCTCTATCTATAGCCTCACTATATGTGTTTTCTGCTTCATCTTGTAATTCATACACAAGAATATTTTCCATTATTCACCACCTTTAGTGATTTTGTATACGTTTCCATCAATTATGACATAATCACCTTCTGGTACAACTTTTTTAACTAGTTCTACTGTAGGCTCTTTTATCTTTTCGTCTATTTTATCTTTTGTTATTTCTATTCTGTCTTGTAAAGTAGGAGTAGCCGCTTCCATTATAATATCAGGAGGAACATTAGTAACGTCAGCGGCACTCTCTACGGTCTGAGGTTTAGTATTGCTTTCTGCTTTAGCTAAAGCCTCTTCTTTAGAAGCTTTTAGTTTAGCTCCAGCAGTAGAGGCTACAGCATTAATAAATTTACTACCAGCACCAGCTACTAAACCATATGCAGCAGAAGATAATCCTGTAGTCAATGTAGCACTACCACTAAAGAAGTTATCCCAAAAGACTCCAATAGCAACACCAATCCCCATCAATATAGATAATGCAAACCATACCTCTCCCGGCGTTTTTTGAATCCACCCCCAAGGTAGTTTATAGTACATTCTTTTAACAAAGTCGATGACAAAGAATATAGCAGTAGAAACACTTGCTATGATACTTGCATCTTGAAATATAGTTTGCATATCCATTCTTACTTACTAACTTTTTTCTTTGGTGTTTCTTTCTTGAACATATCTAAGAATTTAACTGACTTACTATAAGTCCTGTCTTCAACAACTTTTTGGTTATACACTTTAGTAACACCAAGCAAAGCACCAGCTACGATAATCCCATTAAATACTGCCAGTAAATAAGCTGCCCATTCATCAGTACCAGTGTATGCAGTAACACCACACACAGCAGCTATAGATAGAATCAAAGCGGCAATTCTATTAGTAAACTCAGTCCAATAGATTCCAATAACAGCTTTAAGAATTGTTAAGACTAGTGTTACAGCAGCTAGAACCCCCGGCATTGTTGCCAAACCTTGCCAAGTTAAAAATTCTTCCATCATTTTTCACCTTTCTGTTTAAATTTTATCGAACTTTTTTCTATTTCCATTGGTCTTCCTTTTTATTTTTTATCTCTATTCTCTTTTTTCGTTTTCCTTTTTGTTGTGCGTAATTATCTATCTCTAAGGCTACAGCTTCATCCATTCCCGTATTTACTAAAAACGAGTAATTATGAGAAGGTTGTTGTTTAGAATCCTTCGTCTTTTTCATTATACACCCTTTAAAACCCCCATGTTTAAATAATCTACATAATGCCTAACAATAGTTTTCTTACCATCTATATCGGCTACTTTCATGTTTAGAATACACCCACCAACATCGGGCATAAGACTTTTTCTTAAAAGATAATCGCTTTGAGATTCAAAACAAGCTGGTAGAATCACAATAGAATCTCTATAGGGCATATCTAATTGAACATGGTAATGCCCTATAATTGTTACGTCACAAATATCATCATATCTCATAGTATCTAACATTCTTTGTGGTTTATAGCTCCTAATATTACCAAGCCCACCTTCTCCATGTTTTACCATGAATCTCAGCCCGTCTTGTTCTAATACAGCACTCATTTTCCCAAGGTAAACAATATCTTCTCTTTTATCTGCAATTTTTTGCAAAATATCAGAGCCACATTGTTTATAAAGGTCTAAATCATGATTTCCACTAATAGTATATGTAGTCAGACTAGTTTGAGGATAAACTGAACTTGCATATATAAGTTGCCCTTTATATACTGTACCATTCCCTGCTGTAAAATCACCAGCAGCAATAATACCTCTACATTTTTCTTGCTCACAAATAGTATAGAAATTATGAAGAAGGTCTATTTCTTCATGAACAGAGCAAATATGTTGGTCTGAAATAATCCCCCATTTTACCCACTCCCCTTCTGTAAATAAGTCTATTGAGTGCTTCTGATTATCTGGTAAAGGAGCTAACCTATCAAAAACAAGATACCCTTGATGAAATTTAATAGCTGCTCTACTATTAAGTAAGTCATCCATTAAATCTTGCAGTCCATCAATGTCTAAATTTAATCTCTTAGCTAAATCTGCTGGCTTTTGGGGATTTGTTTTTATCAGCCGAAAAGCCTTTTCTACAGAATCATCACCAAGAGTTTCTAGTTTTGAAATTTCCCTTTGGTATCTTTTTCTAAGTGCTTCAGGTGTTACTCCTTGTTTGAATGATTTATTAAACTCTGTTGTTATTTCTTTCCACGATAGCTCTTCTTTAAGTTTATCGCCTACGAATTGAAATTGGTTAGTTAACAAAAACTGTCTCCTTTTGGATTCAAATTAAATAATTTTAGGTTGTTATATCTACTCTTCTCAAGCCGCATAATAAGCATCTTTCTGCGTTCTTGTTCTTGCTTCTCTTTTTCTGCTTCGATGGTAGCAAGCTCATCTAATTTTCGTAGTGTCTTCAGGATATTCATGTTTTACTTAGACTTACTTAGTCTATAAGCACCCCCTCTCCTACTCAGAAGAATTATCATTGCCTTCAAGCCTATCTACTATCTCATCTAGTATCTGCTTCGCATCATTACCCTTTGCGTCATTTGAAGTTCCTAGATGGTCGTGCATAGCTTGATTATCTATAAGGCTTTGTAAAGCCTTTACTATCTCTATCGCTTGACACCTGTTCTCAAGTATCAAATTCATTCCTCTAAGTTGCTGGCTAGTTAATGCCTGCGCTCTTAGTATATTATCCAGTATTTCTGCAATTTTGTCAAGGGCATCATCCTTTCTTTCTAAAGCAGGAACTATCTGTTCCAAGATTTCGTTGCCCACTGTTAAAGTTTGATTTTCGTCTTTCTTTTTCTCTACTTTAGTTATTTTTCTACCAATTTTTGTATTGTAAACAGAGAAGGCACCAGTAACCGCAGCACCAAAAAGCGCAAAAATACCTATGATGACCTGTTCTACTGGAAACTCCATTTATCCGCTTCCATACTTATTGTTGGTTTTATAAGAAGACTCTTTATTTGGTCCTGCTAAAGCAGAACCTACTCCTAAATTAACCCTTACAAACATAACATCAGTTGGTCCGTCAACAACATCTGATAAGTTTGACTTTGTAATAATAAACATAGAAAATTCAACATAGTCAGAAGTAACACAAGTATTTAGTGGAAATTCAGCATCATAAGGTACTCCTGGTTCATATCCTCTTAAATCATTACCCCAAGGAACTACTACTCTTGTTACTAATTCACCAGTTAATTTATAAATGTCAAAATAAACTTTATCATTATAATAATTTGAAGAGATATTATATCTATAATTTTTAGACACTCCAGAATGAACATTAGTTGAACCACTAGAAGTTACATATAACATATTATCTTCATCTATATCATATGTAAATGTAATGCCTATAACATATTTATCTGTAATAATAGCTCCTTGAGTAGAAGCAGGAAGACTTTTAATTTCTGTTAGACTACCATTAGTATACTCAAAAAGATATGTACCTATCGTTACGAACCACTTATTTTCATCCTCTATATACTTAGCAGCAGTAGGAGTTATAAATGAAGAACCTAAATTAAAAGTTTCTACAGACGAAAACACTCCTAAATTAAACGTGTATACATTTAACTGACATTCACCACTAGAAGGTAGTGTAAAAGTAACAAATAATTTTCCTATCCCATTATTATCAGAAGAAAGTACAAAGTATGTAAAATTCATACCGTAAGAGGGGGAATCTATATATGTTCTTTTCTGTACGCCGTTATAATTATAACATAGAATTATTCCTTCACTATCGTCAGAATTTCCACCAATATCAGCAATATGGATATTACCTTGTGTGTCAAGATGACTGTATGGATTGTAGGTAGTATTAAATGGAGCTTCATATATAGAGCCTAAAAAAGCATTGTAATCTATTTCCCATGTTGCTCCGCTATCTTCTGATAAGTAAATAACTAAGTCTCTTCTTACTGTATAATGATTTGAATAATCTATAGCCATTTATTCTATCCCTAATTCCCAATTTTCAGAGTCATAATCAAAACAATATTTAGGCCAATAACCACTTGTTGATTGACCTACATTTCCTTGGTCAATTCGAAGTAAGGCAGGGTAATAAACTGAGCTACCCACTATTGTTGCAGCAGAAGGTTGGCTATCCCAATTTTCTCTATCTATCATCAAATAAAAAGTTCCCGATACTATATTTTTATTAACCATTTCCCAAGTAGCATCATTGTTTCCTGTAGAACTAATACTAGATAAGGAACCTATAGTAGCTATTGGTGTTATAGATTTAGCTTCTGAAATTGTTCCTGGTAAGTTACTTATCTGATACACAAAAAGATTTTCTTCTGTTAAAAAATAGTGCGGGGCTGTTGAACCACCATTAACCATTAATCCTAGATATTCTGATAGAGAAGAAAAATCTGTAGCTAATTTAGAAAATCTAATAAACATTCTACTTCTACCTGCATTCCAATTAGAGCCAGAAGCAATAAGATAAGCTCCTAAAAATCTTGTTGTGTTTACAGTTGTTACTTTAGAAAGACTTCCTGTAGTAGATAAAGTATTACTCCAAGCTAATTCTGGTGTAGCTCTATTACTTGCAGATTGTGTAAGATAGTATACATATAAAGCATTAACATTATATTTTGTATAGGCACGTTGATATTTACTAGTAATAAAAACTCTTTTATTATCTTTATTACTTAATAAAGGGTTTTCATGTGCATTTGTTTGCAATTCTCGTAATTGAGTACTATAACTAGTAGAACCCGGTTCCCAATCTTCTTTTCTGTATATTATATTCTTTTTAAAAGTTGGTTCAGCCATACTAATTATTAACTTTGTAATAAGCCAGAGGCTCTTAATGCTTGTAAAATTTCATTTATTTTTATCTGTTCTTTTGTAGGAGTTGCATCTTCTTCAACATCAAGTATACTAGTTTGAGAAATAATCGGCTCTGATTGTTTAATCCAAGCAGGAGTATCAATTTCATCGTCGTAATAATAAAAAGATTTATTCTCCCATACAAAAGCAATAGCTCCATAACCATAATCAGGATATTCTTCTTGTAATGATACTTCAGTTTCATAGTAGCCGTAAAAACCAGAACTACTATTAAGAGAACCACTAGTTACTACTGCTTCAAAAGTAGTTTCTCCTGTTGTAATATAAATTCTATAAGTACCTGGGGGGAACTCTCTTACATATACTTCTCCTACAAAAGATGGGTCTGGGTATGTTGGGTAATCATAAATCGCTATACCTGATATTGCTTCCCAACTATCTCCATCCCATATGTATACTTTAGCTTCATCTTTTACTACAGCAGCGTCACCAGTTGTACTAGTAATTGGTAAAGATGCAGCAGTATCTACAGGTTGAAGCCAATTAAAATCGTTTGGTAAATTATCCCAAGATAATTCTCCTTGTACTTCAGTGGCTAGATTAATTTTTGGTGGGTTAGCGAAACATTCAGTTACAGCAGGCGGTTTACCGGCTGTTCTAGCTATACCAGTCCATATATATTCTTCAACAGGAGCAGCAGCATTCATAGTGACAGTAGTTATAAGAGCATTTGTAGGATAAGTACCTGATGTAGTAGTAGCATAAATTTTTACATACTCAGCTTCAGTATAATCTAATGCCGACCAATCAATTGTTATAGTATGTGAAGAGTTTATTGTACTTGAGGCTACTGGATTTTTATCACAAGTAGGTACATCTGTATTATCATCTGTAAATGAAGTTGCGTCTTTATCGGTTACTTCAGCTAATTTTACATAACTGCCTGTTGAACCAATTTTTCTATATACATAGTAAGAATCAGCACCGTTTCCTAGTGCATTAATTGATGGGAAATGTATTGTACATTCGTATGTGTCATCTGTTGGGATTTGTACATATACAGGAGAACTAGCTAATGATTCTCCACTACCTTTTATAAAGGAAATTTTGTACCAGTAATCACCGCCAGATAAACCGCTCTCTACATATTGAATATCAGTAGGAGTAGCATCATCATCAATAGTAGGTGTAGCAGGAGTACTAATTCCTGCTCCAGTTGTTACTTCTGCTACAGTGGAAGCAGCAGTTTCTCTCATTAAATCATCTACATAAGTTATTGCTATGTAGTATGTTGTATTAGCAGGTAAATAGCCACCTGATGCACTTGTTGATAAACTTAGTATTCCTGTAGGGTTTTGAAG